AATGCATTCAAGGCAAGCCTTTGCCTCTTTTTCTGCATCGCCGACGCTGTCTGCGTAACTGTACCAGTACACACCAATCATCATATTTTCGCTTTTTGCATTTTTGTAATGACTTTCAAACATACTGTCTTTCTGACTTGATTCTCTGCCGTAGCCTGCTCTTATAATGACAGCTTTTATACCATCGTTTTTCATTTTGTTGAAGTCGATATTCTGTTGAAATTCCGAAATATCAACACAAGTAATTTTTGACATAGTCATTCTCCTTTATTTACTCATTTATTTAGATTTTCGACAACAATCCAGTCACATTTTGTTGCCGGAGCTGCATACAATTTCTTAATTTCAGATATATTGACGCAGCAGTCAACAGTAAGTACATTCTGCGTATCTGAATATGCACCCTTTAATGTTCTTGCTTGTATCTCTGTACCGCCGAAATCACAATTTCTAATAGTAATATTTGCACCTGTTTTAAGTGCAAGACCAAAACTACTATTGTCTGCATTTTCGTGACTTTGATAACCAACCGTGCAATTTTCAACAATGATTTTGCAATTTTCAATTAAACCATTTTCCCCAAAACTATGACCGCAACCAAAAACAGGAACAGTAGTTTTACCAGCATAATCCGTACAATCAGCACGACCGCCCCACTTGAAGATACAATTAGATACTGTCCATTCAGTTGCATAACCTGTGCCGCCGCTCTCAAGGTGTAAGGCATACCTGAGGTTTTTACAGTCAAAGGTAAATCCTTTGATATGCGTGTGAACATTAAGGTCGAGGTGAAATGGGCACTTTTTGATTATATCCTCAGACTTCAAAGTAGACTTATTAAAGCCTGTTGCTCCGTCCCATTTGATTACAGTAGCCGCAGGATTGTATATGTTTTCGGACTCATAGTAAACATAGTCTTTAGTCATTACTCCTCTGTAACCTACAAGTCCCACATCAGACAAACCTGCGAATTTATCTTGCATATCTGTATATGTGCCAGCCATGACGACGATCGTGTAACGATTTCGGTAGCTATTATCCGAAATGCTGTCATTAGCAGACAGAATAGAATTGAACTTCGTAACCCCAAACCCCTCAGTGGTTTCATTGTAATCGTTTGAAACATACAAATAATGCATTGTGTGATCAGGGGCTTGATACAGCTCAGGTTTAATATTAGACTTTATCAAGTCAGGGTTAGAATAAGCTGTACGCTTATTGTTCTGTTCAAGTTGAAGATTACAACTGTTGTCAACAAGTCTATTTGTAGCAACCGCAATTTTAATCGAATTTACGGTTACATTTTCTGTCGCTGTATAAGTAGCAACTGCATTCTTGAAAGCACTTACTTCTGATAAGAGCCACGATGAGCTGATAGATGTCTGTTCGTTCGCAGGATAAAATACACAACCGCTGTTTGTAATATTAGCAAAATTCTGCAAAGACAAGCAATACGCTTTGCCTTGCTCAAGAGTAACCGCACGCTTGAGCTTGAGATAGAAATTAACCGCAGCGGTAGATGTGCCGCTTAAGCTAATTTTGTTGTTCCTGACTGCAATGGTAACTCCGTTTGCCGTCTGCTCTGTGTCCTCAAGCGATGTGAGATTAATGCTCGTAGTTATGTCAAGCAATGAATCTTTGCTGACTTTTTCATCAAGTGCTTTTGCTGTTTCGGTTTTAGCACTCTCTATCGAATTATTGACAGCAACAAATCTGTTGCTCAAATTCTCATATGTTCCACGAGCGTCATACACTTCTTTAACTGTTTCAGCGATAGTTCCATATGTTTTCTCTGAAATTTTAGCGCTATCAGCGATAGAAGATGTCACTTGAATCTTGAGCGGAATAGGTGTATTTACAATCACTGTTCCGTCTTTTACAATGTTAAGTTCTATGCTGAGATATCCATATCTGCCATTGAAATTCTCGAGTGGAATAGTAACTATATTGTTTGTGACTGTGCAATCAACTGCATTATTGACTAAAACATCATCAATAACAAAAATAGCAGTAACTGTGCAACCGCTTATATCGAGTTTTTCTCCGCTTGCAATTATCGTTACATCAAGATATCTTGTCTTTTTGTCATTAATATTGACAATACCTGCAATTCGCTGCTCATTGCGACTGTTGATGTCAATTGTAGCAGGAATATGTTTAAATTCCATTATCTTCTAAACCTCCTTTTGATTTTTAAAAAATCAGAAATCTTGAGATTAACTTCTCCTATTCCGATTTCTGTATATTTTTCACTTATGCTGTCATATACAGTTTTTGTGATTTTACTTTCAATTTCTGAACCGTCTTTATGCAACACTATTACTTTGTCGCATAGCCCACAATCTTTTAAATTTGCAAGTTCCGATTCAAGCGTTACAGTAATATTAACATATTCAGTAACTTGTTCAGTATTTTTTAAATATTCTTCAGCTGCATCTTTAAGCATATTCCTAACATCGTTATATCCCAAACCTGTTTGAGGATTTACTTTTGTTTTTGTAATTTTACTTGTGCAATCAAATAGATATGTCTTTTTAAAAACTGCCTTCAAATTAGTTGTGTAAAGTTCTGTTGCAGTTACTGTAACTTCTTTACCATCTGTTGTTTCGCAACGAGCATATGGCATAATGTGTGTATAATATTCATTGATTGAATTAATTTGTTTAAATTCTGATATATTTGAGCCAAAGATAAGTCTATGAGTGCCTTTACCTCTGCTTGAAAGCAGATTGACTGTAAAGTTATTACACCACAATTCTGCTTTAAAAACTGATGTCAAACCTTCTTCGTCGTTAAGTAAAATATTCTCAAATGTTTCTGCCGAGTTAAACCCGAGTGAAAATTCTTTTTTGAATCTAATATTAGATGCGAAATTAAACCAACTGTAAGGAATATTTTTGTACCATACTTCATATTGAAGATTAGAAATAATTGAAGCAGGATCATCATCTTTTGAATAATTAAAATACATAGGTACGGTACCGTTTTGAAAGAATAATCTTGATATATGACTTCCTGATACAGTCATATCGCCATATTTATCAATTTCTATTTTTTCAATATAGAATACCTGTGGTCCATCTTGTGAATTAGCTTTTGCTTTTATGTAAGCACCATTTTTGACTTTATCAATTAATCTATCTGTACTTTTAATCTTTGCTTCAAATGTATATATGCCATTGCGTTCTTCTGTTACTAAAAATTCAGTACATTCAGTAATAAATCCGTAGCCGTTAGTGTTAAATGATTCTGTAGAATTTTGAAGACTGTCATAAAGCAGAGGATACATTATAATCGCCTCCACCGTGGTATAATTTCAATTGTATTGAAAGCATTACTTTTTTGAGATAGCAATTTAATTGTATTCCAACCAGGGTGTAGCTTTGGAAAATAATTACTTGCAATGCAATTATTCATATCTGACAATCCACAGTAAGCTGAATGTAGTTCTGAATCAAGTTCAACAATGCTTTCACCGCTTGAAAAAACAGTTTTTATTTGCATAAGTGTGTTATTAATTTCTAATGATACATCTTGATTGTAAGACAATTTTATATATGGTGCAGAATCAAATTTTTCAGGATTATAAATATTGATTTCTGCTGTGGATGATGCGGGTAAGTTATACATTATAGCTTTCTGCCCTTCGTCACTATACCAAAAAGGTTGTCTTGAAAAATTTAAAATTGTTGATACACATTTATCTGCTTTATATTCTATTTTATCAATACTCTTACAAATTGCTTTTGTGAAATAGCCATTATTATATGTATCTCGCAATTCTTTGTACGTGCAATCAAAAGTTGCAAATTCTTCTGCAAGCATATGTATAAGAGTTTGAGTATTGTTATATACAAGCCACGGAAGACTGTTGATTTCATACGATACATCTATATTTTCGTAATAACCGTTATCGCTGATTATTCCACCGTCTTTGCCATAAATGTCGACAATATCAAATTTGCGGTTTGCTATTTGATAAAAAGGTGTGTTGGCTATACAAAAACCAAGTTTGCGTAAGCTTGTACCGTTGTATTCTAAATTATGCATAAATTTACCTCTTTAACATTCATTGCTAAGTGTGTCTATAATTGCATTTGAAACACGCTCATTGAAATTATCAATATCTAAGTCCGTATTTATGTTTACATCACCGTAGTAATTTAATTCAACCTTTGGAGAGTTTGTTACTACTTTATTTGTACTTCTTGATGCAATAGCATTATCTAAATTTTTGATGTTATTAAATTTATCATTTAACATATCAATATAGCTAACAGTTTTTTCAAAATCAAAGCTACCAAGCATAGAACTTGCAAGATTTTCTGTGCTTAGTTTTACTTTGTTTTTATTGTCATTGATACCTATTACTAAACCTTCTGTAAAATAACTGCCTATTTTTTTAGCCTCTCTCGACGGAGAATTAATGCCAAGAATTTTTTTTACTGCACCAAGTGCAAGTCCGCCTATGCCTGTAGCTGTGCTCCATACATTCTTAATAGCATCGCCCAACGAAATACCATTAATAAAACCTTGAACAAAATTATTACCTGTGTTGAACAGAGATATACTTCTAACACCACTGCGAGTGCTTTTACCAATTCTTACTCCAGCTTCTCTTGCAACGCCACTGTTTCCGTCAATACCTGATGCGTAATCGTTAACACTTTTGCTGCCTATTTTGACTCTTTCATGTTGGTCACTTGCAAAACCGGACGAACCTTTTTTTGATACTTTATTGGCTGATTCATATACTGTTACAGAATTTTTATCAATACCATCAGCTACATTACTCGTTGCTTTTTCTCCTGTTTCAAGCGAATTTTGACAATATTTATTATATTCATCTTCTGCTGCTTGTAAAAGTAATTGCATATTAGTAAGATCGTCAGCAGTATAGTAATCTGTTTTTCCTTCTGCAATTGCTTGTTGAATTTCAGTAAATCTCATACGATAGTTTACGCATTGTTGCTTAAGTGTTTCTTCTGTTCCTGATTTTGCAGTTATAAAATCATTTTGAATTTTTCTTAGTGCATCTGAAGTATTTTCTTCATTTTCATTTAAAATTGCAGTTTGTAGATTTTCGTAATTATCTATAGTTGTAAGATATTCTTGCAAAGTCTTCTTTGAAGTTTCTAACTCTTTCTTTTTTTCTTGTTCAAATTTTTTTGCTGAATCTAATTCTTTTTTGCCTTGATCAACTTTAGCGCTAAGACCAATGATTTTTGACATTATAGGTCCTTTTTCTTTTGCTCTTTTTAGCTGTTGCTCTAAAGTCATTAACTCTGTTACATCTTTATTGTATTCAGTTTGTACTTTTGATGTACCCCTTTGAGCACTTTCATAAGCTGCTTGAGCACTTTCTACATTATTTTGTGCTTCGCTTTTGTTTGTAACAGCTTCATTGTAATTTGATTCATATGCAGATAGAATATTGTTAGCTTTTTTCTTGTCGATAACTTCCTGAATAGTGTCTCTAAGTTCTTTGTAGTTTTCTATAACATTGTCATTCAATGTTATTTCTGTTCCGGTTAAATCCCCAAGCTTTGTAGTGATGAATTTTGCTCTGTCTTCGTAGCCCTCATTTACTTTACCGTTTTCATCAACTATTTTTTTAAGTTCTTCCCATAAGTTATCATAATATTGATTTTCGCTTGTTGCTTTATTTACGGATTCGTTTCGTTTATCAATAAAATTTTGATAACTGTCTGTAAGTTCTTTGTTTTTTTCTTTTGCAGTGTCTATTTTCTCTTGCCATTCGTCTAATTTTTGTGAGTTATCTTGACTTGCTTCGCTCCAAGCATAGATAGTGCCTATGAGTGTTGTCACTATTGATACTACAGCACCGATAGCATTAGCTTTTTGTGCAAGATTTAAGCCCTCTTGAGCTAAAGCAGCCCCTTCAGTAGCTGTTTTTAACACTTTATAAGAATTAACAAGCTGTGATGTAGCTGTAATTACTGCTGATGTTTTCTTGCCTATCCAAATGCCTGCAGTAAGAGAGCCGACAGTTTTTAAAACAGGAATAATTTTATCTGTATGTTTAGAAGTAAAATCACAAAGGCTTTTGACTTCTGGAAATAATGATTTGCCAATAGGGTTTATTATGTCAGTTTGTATCGTCCTGCCAAGTTCTTCCCAATCGGATTCGACATCGTCGTATTTGATGTCTTTAATTTTTTGCATTGAATCTTTTGTTAAATCAGCTGTACCGTTGATTTCCATTAACGCTTTAACACCATCGGCACCAAGGTCTTCCCACATCGTGCCAAATAAATCTACACCCACTTGATTCTGCTTGATCTTATCATCCATGTTAAACAATTCTTGCAGAACTTCTTGTGTTGCTTCTTTCGCAGTATCACCACCGGCAGCAAACTTTGCTTGCAACTCTTCAATAGTGCCTTTTGCACCATTACCAGCTGATTCTAAAATTTGTAAATTTGTTTTTGCTGTTTCAAGAGCTGAACTGTATTCTGCTATTTTGTCTGCGTTCTTTTGTTTTGTTAATTCACTTGTTTTTTCGTTAAATCCAGCTTGTTCAGCTTTTGCATACGATAGATTTTGCTCAAGTTTAGCTATTTCATCTTTTGCTTTCTGTATTTCTTCTGCTGATGCTTTAACTCCATATCCAAGTAGGTTAAAGCCTTCTTGGGTTGATGTAGAAGTGTCTTTAACTCTGATTCCAAACTCTTTCATTGCATCACCGAGTTTATCAACACTGAATGTACCCGCTGCGGTGCCGTTTGCAAGTGAGTTAATAAATTCGTTTGCATTGTAACCCATTTGCTGATAATGCACGGAATATTCATTAAGAGTGTCAAGAAAATCACCGTTTTTATCAAGCCCACGCTGTGACCCCTGAACTACAAGATTAAAAGCCTCAGTTGATGATATTCCAAACTGTTCCATAAGCATATTAACTGCTCTTAACGATTCTGGTATATCATAACCAAATGTGTCTTGTAAAGTATATAGATTTTCTGCAAGTTCTTTCATTTTGCCTGGATCTGTTTCGCCGGTAAACTGTTTAATTTTAGCAAGTGTATCAGCTATTTCTTCTTGTGATTCGCCGAAGTTGTTTTTATAAATATCATTGATTACGCTTTTATATTTTAATAATTCATCTTTTGTCAAACCTGTTTGAGCTTGTAATGAATTGAGCGCCTTTTTTTCGCTGTTAGCACTTGTTATTGCTGCTATTGCAGAACCACCCGCAGCACCTAAAGCAGCACCTATTCCAGCTGCTGTGTCGGCAAGAACATCTTTAAGCTCAGTTGCAGATGTTTTTACATCGTCAACTTCTTTTTTGAATTTGCTTAAGTTAGTATTGTTGCTTTTGTCTTCAAGTTCTTTAAAGCTGTCAGTTGTTTTGCTTGTTTCTGCTCTGACATCGCTCATTTCGCCCTCAAGCGATTTCATATTGACCGCTTTTGCTGTCGCCTCTGTATCGGCAAGCTGCTTTTCAAAGTTTTCAAGCTGACTTTTAGTTTTTTCAACTTCACGCTGATATGCTCTAAACTGATCCGCAGATATTTCGCCGTTTTTAGCTTGTTCTTCAACTTGCTCTTTAACTTCATTAAGCTCTTGGAGAGCAGATGTACTGCTTTTAATCTGTTCACGCAGAACATCTTGCTTTTGCGTGAGCAAGACTGTATTGTCAGGGTCAAATTTAAGCTGACTGTTAATAGTTTTCAATTCCGCTTGCAATGAGCGTGAAGAGGATTGTATATTCTTCAACGCTTTTTGCAAGTCCGTTGTTTCGCCTGCAATTTTAACTGTAATACCTTTAATAGTTGACGCCATATATATCCTCCAATCTTTTGTAATCACTCATCCATTCAGAATATTGCTGATAAGTAATATTTCCGCTGTTGTATTTTTCTTCAACGAATGGCAACACTGATTTAAGTTTCAAGTATTTTTCTTCATCAGCGTGTATGTTCTGATTGTTTTTGAGCTTGTAGTAAGTATCAATGTAATCCAAAATAAAACCAATCGAAAAAATTTTTATATCAGCGACAGTCAGACCGCATTTGACGGCATAGGATAAAATCTCCTGTGCCGTCATTTGTACTCTCAGACTGCTGCCGCTGTTGCTTTTTTTGAGCTGGTTTTCAGTGATTCTACAATGAGGTCAACAAGGGGCTGTGCTGTTGATATTACTTCTCCAATGCTATACTGCTTTGAAAATTCTTTGATTGGTTTTATTGTATCGTCTGCAGATTTAGCCGCTGCCCATAAAATGCGCACAGTTGAGCTGTACTGTACTTTATTTGGATTAGCTGTCAACATATCGACATCTCTTAAAAAACTGCGATTCTTGAAATTGTCTTCGTAAATAAGCATAGTATATGCAGACACTTCAACTTCAAGCTCTTTCTCACCGACTTTAATTGTTTTATTCATTATACTTCTCCTTTTACTGTTGGAGTTACTACCGATTCAGGTAATGTGTCTTCATACGATGTGTATCTTACAAAGTCATTGTCCGGGCGAGGTTTTGAGGTGATTGTAAATGTCGGAAACTGCGGATCAAAGTTACCCTCTGATGTCTTATCGTTGCGTGTGGCTCTTGTAGATGCAACGCAGTCGAAGTATGTGTCAATTTCATAGAGTTTGTCGCTGTCATAACGCTCTTTAGCAACAAGCAAAGCAAAGCGAGGTAATACGCTGATTCCGCCTTTTTCAATAAATCCACCTTCGGTTGCCTCAGCATTGCCGTACCAGTCCTTTTCGATGTCATCAACGATAGCAATAAGCTCAAGACTGATGTTGTAACCTGCATTGTTATTTGCAACTATAACAGGCAAACCGTCTGCATATACGGTAGTTGATTCACCGCTTGGTTCTGCACCTACTGTTCTGCCGCCGGCTTTGTCAGACTTAAACCACTTTACTTTGTCATATGTAATTTTGCCTTCTGTTGTTTCTGTAAGCATAGCATAGCCTACTTTTGCGATTGTTTTGTTCATAAGATAATCTCCTTTGTTATTTTCTTTTGATTCCTCCACCCATTGCCTTTGAAGAGAGAATTAGTTTTTTAACTTCGTTTTCAAATTCTTTGTGAATTTGCTCGCTTGCAGGAGCAATGTGCACTTTTGGCATTACAGTTCCGCCTTTTCTACTTGCGTGAGGTTTTTCGAGCAAGTGTGTAAGCCTGTATTCTTTGCCTGAGGCAAAGACCGTCTTTTCATAGTAAGCATTAAGTTCGTTTGTAACTTTTACTTTGAACGACCTGCGATATTTTTTCCTTTTGCCAACAGGTGCTGCTTTTTTAATTGCTTCTTTAAGCTCATCTGCTTTAGTATCAACAAGTTGTATTACGCCCATTTGTATGTCTGCTGTATACCCTGCAACTTCACGAGATATAGTTTCGCCAATTCTGTCGATACCGCATTTTTTGTTGCTCATATTTTGTAATCAACTCTTACTTCATAATATGATACACACATTTTTTCTGCCGCAATCCATGCTCGATTAGTCTTTTTCCAAACAAGATTGTTCTTATTAAGCCATTCTGCAAATTTTTCCTCACTTGTATGATCGGTCCTGTCTGTATATAGCTCAATATCAATCTTACTATATAAAGTAAAAATAACTTTTCCGTCTGCATATACATTTTTATCTTCATCTTTGAAATATGCAATAAACGGAGTTTCAACCGGCTTGCTAAAATCAGCCTCAGCAACTTTGAAGTTACAAGTTTCAAGTAAGTCGACAAAATCATCATAATTTTTAAAAGTCATTTGCTTTCTCCTTGTATAAGCCTCTCTGAGATAAAGATAAAATAGTGCAAGGCGGATTTTTGCATCTGTCATGCTGAACCTGCTCAATTTTGTATCTTGTGCAGTCAATTACCAAAGCCATATCCGGCTGAATTTTCTCATCACAATGTATATGTATCACTTTTGATAATTCAATATCATTTTGTTTTGCACCGTAATAACGAGTAACTCCAACTTTTTCGTTGCCAAAGCGATACTTTCGTGCTGTGTTAGCAATAATAGTATCGTTTTCGTCTGTATCAAAAACAAAAGCTACACCGTCGTTAAATGTCAAAAACTTAATATCACTTTGAGTCATAAGCTTTTACCTCATATTCTTGCCTTAACATCAAAATATCCGCTGCAAAGTTGTTGTCAAACTGTTCTGTTGCGTTGCTGTAAGCATATCGGCAGTAGTCAAACAACAAACTTCTTGCTCTTGTAGAGCTTATGAAATCCTCATCAGTTAAGGCAGGATGGAAAGAGCGGAGGTGTTGCTTGCCATTTTCAATTATGATATTAATTTTTGATTTTGCGCTATCGTCAGTTTTGATGTGTTCGCTGTCAAAATCAAGCATATTAATCACATCATCAATTAACTGTGCCATAATTCAACACCTCCTGCTTATTATGTTGATGATTTAGAATTGAGAGTAACCTCGATAGCGAGCGGTTCAAGAGCGCTGATATCAAGCTTTAAGAAATCAGTTTCATCATACGAGAAACCCGTTGCATATGTTTTAATTGTATATACACGATTGTCTTCGAGAAACTGGTTCTGATCAGAGTATTCGAGTTTACCGCCTTTACCAGTCGATACGCAGGCTTTGTATTTAGAAAGCTGGCCAAGAGCAGCAGTGCCTACTGCAATCATTTCAGACTGAAATACTCGTGTAGGATAAGGGAAAATGTTGTTTTTATAGCTACCGTCAGTAGCAAGAACTGTAGTTGCAGGAATAACCTTCGTGAGGTAATCAACAGGATTGACAATTAAGTCAACAAACGGCACTGACTTAGTTTTGCCACCTTTGCCTTTTGCAATCTTACCGATCAGAGGCATATATGACTTAATATCGAGTTTTGTAACTTTAGTCGCCGTCTTGTCAGGATATGCACCTGCGGTTACTGCGCCGTTAATATTCTTGAGAATACCCACAGGCTTGTTTTTGCCGTCACCATTGATAAAACCGTCCTCAAGTCCGTAAGCAAGAGCATCAGCAAGAATTCTGCGAACATAAGCGTCAATGTATGTAGCTCCGAGTTCAAGCATATCCTTTGGAACAGGAATAAATGCTGTAAGCTTTGATGTTGAGAAGTCTTTTTCTTCAATGGTTCCAGCGAGCTCCTGTGCAATCTGAGAATTAAGAGCGCCCCAAGCCGCCATTTGTTTTGTATCAGTTGCAAAAATTGCTTTCACTGAGCCGTAAGTGTTTTCAATATTGATAGCATCAAGAAGTGGATGCTCATTTGAAATGTCTTCGAGAACTGTATCAATTACAGTCTGCGGAATAGTTACATCAAGACCTGCAAGGCTCTGCTTAACATCAACCGACTTAGATGCAGTTTTAATGTTATTGTAAAAGGTCTGCTCAGCTGATGTGAGCTGGCGGAAACCTCTTTTTGCAAGGATAGCGTTGTCGGCGGTCGCACCTACTTCTGCTGCTGTGTCAATAATAGCCTGCTGAAGACTTGTAGCGTACTGCTCAAACGCAGCAGTCATTTTAACTTCATCTTTATCTGCAAATGCTTCTTTTAACTGTTTCGCAAAATTCGTTTTTGCATTATTGATTAAATCAAGATTTTTCATTTTTATTCTCCTTTATAAATAATTTTTATTTTTGAAATAATTTTCAAAAAAATCAAAACTGTCTTTTTCGTGCTGAGTGGGTTTTGATTCCTGTGGCTGCTTTTTGCAAAGCATTTTCGTGAGTTCTGCCGCTGCTTGTTTTGCTTTAGGATTTTTTCTCTGTTCTGCTTGTTCAACAACTTCTTTTGAATCCGTTAAGTCAACAGGGTCGAGAATTTCATCACACAAGCCGAGTTCGAGCGCCTCCTGTGCAGTAAGGAATGTTTCAGCATCAAGCAGTGGTTCAAGGGTTTCTCTCGTAAGTTTATCGCCTGCGTGTACGAGATAAGAATTTGTGCTTGCTTCGCTGATTTTATCAAGCTGTTCGGCGTATTCTCTATGTTCCTTAGCGTTACCGTAGCAAGCACCGATAGCGTGATGAATCATCATAGTTGTATTAGACGGCATTATGATTTTATCCGCTGCCATAGCTACTACACTTGCGATTGAACACGCCATACCGTCAATATACGCAGTAACAGGTACATTCTGCCTTTTTAACAGATTGTAAATAGCGACACCTTCGTCAACATAACCACCAACTGAATTGATGTACAGTTCGATACTGCTAATAGTCCCCGCTTTATCAACGGCTTTTCGGATATACTCTGCACTTGTAGTTGAACCATAGTAATAACCCCAACAGTCTAAATACCCCGGTTCAATTTCACCGTACAAATAGATTTGCAAGACATTTTCATCCGCAATCTGCTTGATTTTGTAGTTTCTTTCTTTCACTGAGTTTCACCACCTTTCAACACCTCATCTGATGTCTGATAGTTCTTTGTAATGTAATATTTCTGTGCCCATTCTTCTTCGCAAGGCAGCATATTACAATACTTTTGAGCCTTTGCAGGGGAGAGGACACCGCTTGCTATTGATTTGTCAAGGTTATTTGCATTGCTTATAGCGTCTATATGTTTAACTGTTGTTGTATCGATAAGCATATAGTTGCCTTTTAAAAATTCGGAATTTCCGAATTTCTTTTTTGTAATTTCTTGTTCAAACATTTGTGCAATAGGATCTACCGCATTTGCGATAGCACAATCCATAGCGTCTGAAAGCATAGATGCCTCGCCGCTAAGAATAGCCGGCGGAATGTGTAAAGCGTTTCCAACAGTTGCATATGCCTCTGCTCTTAGCTTTTGAATATCGGTAATTTCACTGTTTGTAGTTTTCCCTGCCTCTGTTGCAGGCTCTGAATACTTCATTCCTTTGAAAACAGGTAATACAGCATTCTTTGACTCATAATATTTTTTGAACTGCTTTCCGAGAATTTCAGAAAATGTTTCGTTAAAATCTTTATCGCCAAAGTTGAAGTTTTCAAAAGTTACTATACCTTTATGCCCTATGGCTTTATTGTAGCGCTCTTGAGCAGACATCATAAGTTGCTCGTATGTAGTGCACATTTCGGCTAATAAGCCTCTGAGAGCAAAGCTGTTGTACTTTAAATAAATTACTTCACTTTCACTAAAAGTACGCTGATATGTAAAATTTCGGCAAGTTACACTTGTAAAAATATCATCAAAAACAGCATATTCAGTTTTGCAATAGCTATCTGCAATGAGCAACTGATTATCAGCAGTTGAAATAATTAACAGTTCGTTGTCAAAAATTAATTTTGAAATCGCCTGTGTTAAAAACTCGACTTTCGTTTGATGTTTGTTCGGTGCATAATTCCATAGATAGTATTCAAGACCTTTGTACTCCTTGTTATCAATTACAGTAACAAATTCGCACTTGGCAATGCTTTTGGCTATAAAATCAATTGCAGTAAACAGTGCAAGCTCTGTTAGCCTAAACCGCTGCTCGGCGGCAGAATAACTGTCATCAAAGCTGTTGTCATTTTCTTGAGGGGCTGCTTTAATTTTTCTGCGAAAAAAACTAAAAATATTCAAAATATCACCACCTTATATGCTGATAGCTTTAAAAAATTTCTCGAAATTGTCTGTTGAAATAGGCTGGCTTTGTCTGAGCAAATCTAATTGTGTGTATGCCGCTACAAAAGCCATAAAGCCGTCTGTTTTTCTTGACTTTGGCTCAATTTTCCCGTAGCTGATATTGCCGTTTTTATCCTCTGTTGCAGATGTATTGTTCGTGTACCAACGCATTAACGCCGAATCACCCCATATGATTTTATGGTTTGCAAAATCAGATGCTATCAGCGGAGCTACAAGCATTTTGTCTGACGGACGCACGAGTTTTAAGTTATTAAGTCCCTTGCGGTCACACTCAAATCCACACTCCAATAGAGGACTTTTGAGCAAAGTGTAGCGGTAATTATCAAGCGCTCCTGCTATGATGTTGTAGTGCTTTTTCTGTTCTTTGAGCCATTCTGCAACAATTTGTGGCGATATTTCTGCACCATCAACTCGTTGTAGGTCAGGCTGTTTATCATACGGAAATTTAATTCTGCTGAGGTCAGCGGATTGTGAGCAATACCACGACATCGGTTTCCAAACAATTTCGTTATCAATCATAAACAGCAAACCTGCTCCGAGAAAATCTGTTGTTTTAGTATAGTCAAGACCAAACACACAAGTTTTGCCTTCCAAATCGGGTAGCGGTCTGTTTGTGGCTTTTATGTTTTCCCACGCTGTAACCGGGTGCATTTCTGTACCCTTGGGGATATTCATACGCTTAGTCATAAAAGATGAATTGTTTACTTTGTCACGCTTCCAATCCTCAAATTCCTTTTGAATTTCTCTTAACAAATTTGGAAAATATTGCAACGACGGATTTGCTTTGTACCAATTCTCTTGCTCATATACCTCTTTTTCATTGTCTAACCTGCATATGAAATAAAGAGTGCCGTTGTCAGGTGCATCACCATTCAGTACTTCAAGACCTGCGGCAAGCTCGTTGTCAAGCGGCCCGTCCCGAACATCTCCCATAGTTGTAATTGTTGTTCTGCGTGGCATAGCTTTTTTGCCTAAGCCCGTTGTGAAAACATCAATGAGCTTATAATTTTCATATGCGTGCTTTTCGTCAAAATCTACTTTGCCGGGTCTGCCTCCGTCTTTCGTTTTGCTGTTTGAAGTTCTGTATCTGATTGTTGAATTAGTCTTTATGTTTGTAATCTCTGTTTTATTCCACTTAAAATGCCGCTGCATTTTTGTAGAATTGTTTTCCAAAATCTCGTAGATGTCATTAAAAGTTGTGCTTGCTTGCTCTTCTGATGTTGCACAAATGTCAATATCGTAATTGCGTATGCCGTTGACAGGCGTGAGCAGAGCAAAATCTTCAAATGCAAGATAGCCATTTTTTCCTGCGCCTCGCCCGACCACACAAACTAAATCGGGAAATCTTAATACACCCGGTGCGGAATATGTGCAATTATGCAGAATAAAACAAAACTTTTCCCACGCAAATAATTCGTATGGAAAATATTTCTGTAGAGCAAAATACTTTTCAACCTGCTCACTGTCAACATAGACTTGCTCATTTTCGAATACTTTTTCTATGAAATTTACAAGCTGTATTTGCTCTTTGCATACACGATATTGACCACTTTTTACTTGCTTTATGTAATCGTCAAGGTATTTACAGTTCGTCATTTACATCACTTTCTACCTTGTCGATTGATAGCCCCATTTGCGAAAGAATAGCAAGTCTTTGCTTGTTGTACATTATTGAATTTTTCACTGACGGATTGTCTTTAGTGTATTCTTTACCTGTTGAAGAAATCGCCTTGTATGATAAGCCGTTTTTCTTGATATCAGCTTGCATTTGTCGTTCAAGTTTAGTATAGAAAATGTAACTTTCGATTAAGTCACGATACGCATCAATGTCTGCTCCTTTTAATGTGAGTTGTTCAATTAAGCTTTCTTTGATTTTTGCCATTTTAACTTGTGCCATTTTATTGCTCCTATCACAAAAATTTCTCGTGCGTGCGTGCGAGGACAAATTGTCTACCCTGTACACCGTTATCCATACGCTTGAGGCAAATGCGATTTTTGACCCCGGGGGTGCTACCATTTTTCGGAAAATTCTTCTGAAAAAATTTTTTCTTGCAGTTTGTGATGCTCTTTGTAATGACAATCTTTGCACAGACATTCAAGATTGTTGATGTCAAGAGCAAGATCCGGCCTGGCTTTAAGATATTTCTTGTGATGTACAGCTTCGCATGGGGTATATTTGCCTTTAGCTCTGCATCGTTCACATTCGTAATGTTCTTTTTCTTTTTTCTTTTCACGCACTTGTATCCAATCTGCTGTAAGATAAAATCTATAAGCTTTACCGCTTTGTACTTGTTGTATTATCCATTCCGTTGTTACATGTCTTTTTATCATTTTCAAATAAATAAGCCGCTGCAGTAACAGCGACTTAAATTAACCTTGTATTTTTTAGAGCTTTGCTCAAGTATAGTTTAACATACATTACACCGAACAAACGAACAACTTTGCTTAAATTTACCATTCGTAGCGATTGCACATCATACGCACTCCGTCCTCTGTATTCCCTCCACCCATAATGAACGCTATTTCTTTCCAAGAACGCTTATCACGCAAATGCAAAATTAAGCAGCTGCCCTCTGTTGTTTCAGCTGGTATACTACATATTGCAACAGCTCTTCTCTTTTCTGTGTTGTGTAATTCGTTTCGAAGGTCAGCTATTTGGGGTACTATCTTGTCAATGCTCCCTGACGCACTTGCTCCGTTTGCGACAGTAATGTTTGAGGTAATGTGCGTTACCTCTGCTTCAAGAGTGGCTATCCTGACTCTGTAATTACAGATATTGTCACTCATTTCTCTAATTTGTTTTAGATTCATTTTTTGACTCCTCCGTGCAGTCAACTGCATTATTGCAGATAATATTGCTTAATCGTTGAGCGAAACGAAATAATATTTATGTTTTTTCTCAAATTTAAGCGGATTATATACTTTGCAAAATTTGCCGCTAAAACAGCGTTTTTCTTTTTGCTTAACTTCGCAATAACTATTTCTATAATATTCACAAGTAGCACAACATCTGTGCTTTTGCCTGTATTCATTAGGTGTCATTATTAATCATATCCTTTCTACGGTATTTGTGATTATCGATTGCCAAATAGGTAAAATAAAAAGACGCTCCAGTGAAGTCATTAACCCACATTTCGTCACGAACAAGATAATAGCCTTGTGGAATTTGCAAAGCCTCGCCTTTTTCAAGTTTTTTGAATTCACGCTTTTTGCCCTCTGTTACCGTAACCGCAGGTTTTGTAAGATTGCGAGAAGTCTTGAGCCTTTTAGTGCCTGTTACATCTTTGCGTATGTATTTTGCAAGGTCAGCAAAACTGCCGTCTTCGTACAATGGTGTGAGATTAATTCCGTTGCTCCACTGCCACATCTTCATTGCTATGTCTTTTACACAATCCTCAATGATTATGTGCAAATGCCAGTTGCTACCACGCTTGCCACACTCGCAGAAACCGATGTACTTAAACTGCAAGCCTTGTTTTTTTGCGTGATATTTAATGCGTTTGAAAAAATTGCTTACAATCTTTTCAAATTCTTCTTCTGTGAAATTTTGATACGGTGCTGAAAATCTTACCCACCAGTCACCTTGCTTGAAATTAGCAAGAATTAATCTCTGTGTATGCTGCTCACCTCTTATGCGATTAGCCTGCGCCATTTTTTCTGATGTGATTGCTCTGTTGATACTGCGTGACATATTTTTCTTGTTACGCTTTCTCAAACTTTGATAGTATTTAATTTCAAGCATTGGTCCTGATTGGATCTCACATTTGTATGTAAACATATTTAAAATTCCTATTATATATGTAAAAACAGTTTTCGTCACTTAATTAATTACTTGAGCAGGATACGCAAGGGCTTTTCAGCCCCTGCATTTTTGGATTTTTATTTAAAATATTCAAAATATGATTTTGCGATACCTTGACAATTTTCAGATTTTACAGGTACACGGTGAGCAATAACATTGAGATTGTCACAATCAAGCTCTTTATATATTTCCGCTGCTCTGTTCTCCTCTGTGGATTTATAGAATTTAAAAAGTAAATCTACAAAAGGTATATTGCCAAAACGGTCGAAGAAGAGTTTTTCATTTTGTGTAAGAGCTTGTACACATTTCTGTTTATACTCTTCATCAGCTTCTGCTTTTATAAATAATTGATTATAAACATCTTGTTTTGTAAATAAGTCAATAATCTCGACAGCTGTTTTTAATGCATCAGTATCTTTGTTATTAATTTGATTTGCAAGTTCTGTAAGTTTGCAAGATGTTTCTCTTGTTCGTTTAATCCATTCACGGTGCTCAATCTCTGCGAAATATGTTTCTGTTCTGAATCGTCTGTATTCGCTCAATAACTTGTATTTGACCTGCACACAACTTTTAGCCGAGAGCAAGCCAATCTTGCCACAGCTGTATATAGCTGACATGGACAGAACAAACCACCTGTTGTATGTATCAAGACTGTTTATTATTTCTGTGTCAATTTCTCCTGCGATAAAGCCGACTGCGAGTTTGTCGAGCGCACTTAGTGTATCAAAGCTGCTCTCTTCTGCAATTTCTTCATCTTGAATTTCTGCTTTTTCATTTTTCATTGTTATTCTCCTAAATTAAGATATTTAAGAATTTTATCCTGCGCTTTTTTGCAGCCATAGCAAACAGCGACTGCATAACCTTTTTCATTCAGCTTTGCAAGCCATTCGTCTTGCTTTGCTGTTGTCTTGTTCTTGCCAAATTTAAGTTCGATAAACAGTCCGTGATAACCTCCACGAGCAACCCGGCAAGCATATGTCCGGTACACCTGCACGCACACCTTGTTTCTTTAGGTTGGCCGCTTCGAGTTTATTGCGACTACCGCCGTTTGGAATATGAAACATCATATCCAATTCGGGATACTCTGTCTTCATAAAGTCAACCCAGCGAAAGAGCTTCTTTTGTTCGTCTGCTTCATACTGTTTCATTGTACTTAATCGAACCTCCTAAATTGTTCAATGCTATTTTTGACTGTGAGTATAGTTTTTCAATCTTATTTACAAATTCGTCGTTAATCACATCAACAGGAGCAATAAATGCATATGCTATCAAGCCAAACTTGACGCATACATATTTCTTGCCATTAATCCCATCTCTTATAGTCAAACGCATATCGCCATTTGGCATATCGGTAAACGGAGCTAAATATTTTATATCAACAAATAAAATTCCCTCTTCGGTCGAAATCGGTATGACTATCTTATCTTTGATTGCTATTGTAATATCCCACATCTCAGCATCTGATTCATTTGGATCACTGTCAGACACTAAGATTGGAGGAGTGCCAACAAAAAATTCAAAGCAACACTTGTTTCTCTGAGTATCGTTAATATCATAGAGCTTGCATATGCTGTCTTCTGTCAGCATTGGTAAACCTGTGATAGGGTAGCAGGCGCTTCCGTCAGAAAGCCACTGCTCGTCATATTCGGCTTGATACACATAAAACACTCCACTTTTCTTGCAGATGTCAAAGCACTTTTTTGTTTTCATTATTTTTTAACTTCCTTTCTGTCACAGTCGGGTATAATTTTACCTATTCGGACTAATGCTGTGTACATACCGTAGCTGTAGTGAGTTTTATGCTTTTTGTTGTATTCGTCGATTTCACGCTGTTTTAAATCCAAGTTGTCAAGTTTTTTCTGTTTCATATCATTTCTCCTTTTATTTTGCTTTTTGCCGCTGCTTCAATTTGCACTTGCGTTGTTCTTGTACAGCAACCTCAACAGGCTTACCTCGATTTGTTGTATTCTTTATAATTCAATTTTACCATTCATTAAATCGGGCAATATTGCATCTCTTAATTCGACTAAATATTGATTTTGCATTGTGTTTAGCAGAGCAATTTGATTTTTCCATATTGTTAAAAAATGAATAAATATATCTGGTAGCAATTCTTTGTCATTACACTTAAACATAAATTCATTTTTGTTTTTTGTGAATTGGATATAATCAGACTTTTCAATCTTAATGCCTAACAATTTAGACTGCTCATCTGCAAGTTGATTTGAATTTTTGAACTCATTTTTATAAAGCTGAATATCAAAACCCATTTTCTTAGCAATCGTCTCATTGATTACTAATTTACAAGCATTTTGCATTTTAATGATGTAGTTAATATTGTTTGCTATTTCTTGTAAATCACGATGTTTGCTATCTTCAAAATCTTCAATACTTACATCAAAAAACATACTCGGAGCGAGCATATATTTCTTTTCTGCTATCTCTGCGTTTGACTTTATCAAAGAAAATTTATTCACTTCTGTTAGGTTTTCAATAACCTGAATGATTTTATTTATATTTTCATCGGACAAAACATTATATTCCTTTTTGTAAGTTCTGTTCGTGTGGCTTTTACCGCCAAACTGTCCATTTTGTTCTCGCTCTTCAACGACAAAATTTTGAATGCTATGTATCAGATTCACTTTGCCTTTGTTTGCTTTGCTTTTGTTTAAAACCATTATGCAGGTTGATATACTTGTACATTCAAACATATTGTTTGGTAAAGTAATAATCGACTCAATCAAATCATTATCAATCAAATACTTTCGTATACCATATTCATTGCGTTGCGTCAGCGCGCCCAGTGGAAGTATTAAAACGGCCTTGTTTGCTCTCGCAATGCAATTAAAAACGAAAGCATAATTCGCATTGCTCGCCGGCGGAATCACTGGAAATCTAATGTCATTTTCAAGCGGTAACGGTGGTTGCCATTTGATGTTGTAAGGCGGATTGCTTACTGCAACATCACAATGCAGATTGATTTGTTCGTTGCTTGGCAATTCGTCCACTTTGCTATATTTGTCATCTGCCGAAAGTTTATATATTTTTAAAAACTTACGCGTCAATACATTGCCATTAAAAACATAGCCGTTTACATTATGCAAACACAGATTAAAAAGTAAAAATGGTATAACTTTTTCATCAAGCTCTTCAACACAAACAAATTTCGCTTTGCTATCTTTTAGCATTTGCACCGTTAAAGCTCCGCTGCCGCCACAACAATCGTAAACCGTTTCACAGTTACCAGCTAAAGCAGAGACTAATTTACAAAGGCTCTTTGGTGTGTAGTCTTGTTTCTTTTCTGCTCGGTCAGCTTCATAATATTGCCACAACGCCTGCAACCAGTCTTTTGAACCGTCACAAAGTTTTTTATACTCATCAAAAATATAAAAATTTGGCTTTAAAACAACATCAAGTAAAGCATTTCCGATTTCTGATGTTTTGGTAACATTGAGTAATTCAAAAATTTTGTTTTTAAATTCAAGTAGTTCCATAACATGCTCCTTATATAAATACCAAAAGAGCAGCCGCACCTGCTCTGCAGTAACATTATGCAATTACAAGGCAATATTAAATTTTAGGAAGAATAATCAACGAAAGTTGTACTTTCTGATATATAGTAAAGCCGTGCGGAGCTTACTAACTGATTAATTAAGATTTGCAATAGTATTGCTCAAGAAGTTTTGTGCAATCTGCTTGAGCTTTTCACCTTGCGCCGAATTTGTTTCACAAATTTTCTCAACGCTGTTAATAAATTTATCAAGCTGTGCTTGCAATTCATTGAAATAAAGCGTTGCAGTGACAAGCTCGGCATCTGCATTTTTATCAAGTCTATTTGCTAACTGTTTTGCTTTATCAAGAGCGGCTTGTCGTTCTTTTTCAATAGATTCAAGCTTTGCTTTGTAGTCTTTCTCAAGAGTTTCTTTAACGCTTGATTTTGTTTTTTCTGTAGCTTGTTTAACGGCTTCTTCAACAGCGTTTTGTTTTTCTTTTTCAAATGACGCTTTTAAGCTGTTTATTTTGCTTTTTGCCGCTGCTTCAATTTGTGCTTGCGTTGGTTCTTGTACAGCAACCTCAACAGGCTTGCTTTCGAGTTCTTTAATTCGTTTGTGCAATAACTTGTTTTCCTCTGCGAGATTTTGTTTATCTGCTTGTAACGATTTCTGTGCGTTGTTGCTGTCGTTAAGTTCGTCACCGAGAAGAGCAAGCTGTTCACCTTGCTGCTTGCTTTTTTCAACAAGTTCTTTAATTTCTTTGACCGACATACCAGCAAGGTCATTTTCTGCTATAATTTCAGCTCTGTCTACTGCACATACTTCTGTAAGTAATTGCAATTTAGTAATACCAAGCTGTGCATTTGACTGCAAAACCGTACCGCCCAGCTTTTCGTATGTGCTGATGTAGTTGTAAGCTTGTCTGCGTTTAATGCCACACGCTTGCTCTGTGTATGTATCAAATGTTTCAAAGCCGAGCGCTTCGTATAAGTGCTTATCTCTCATTAATTTAAGATTTTCACACAAGCTAATCATTGCATTTGCAGCCGTCTGCTCTGCTGTGATTATTTTTTGATGTGTACTTAGTGCTGACATTGTATCTGCTGACATTTCAGTGATATTAAAATCAGCAATGCTCATTATGCTGCTGTTGTCTGACATTTTTCTTTACTCCTTATCAGTGGTTCTATTTTTGTTTTATACCATTTATCCATAAATTTTTTAACTTCGTTCGGATATGAGCAATTTTCAAATCCTCTGCACTGCTCAATTCTAAGTGTCACAGGATTAAGTTCAAGCGTAAAGTAAGGTTTTTCTTTTTCACTTGTCTTACGAACGAAAAGTATAATCGTTTTGCCTGTAGCAACTCTTTTGGCATAGGTCGCTACACAATGACATAGTGTTTTACCTTCGTCTTTTAAGTCATTGTGCCTTACGGGCGGCATAATACAGAAGTCTTTATCTTCATAGCTGTACAGATTACTATATTTTTCATACTGTCGGGCTATCTGCGGCAGCTCTCCTTCGCTGAAATTTTTGTCGTTGACTATATCCGATGCTAAATCGTGAGCCTGCTTAAAATTTTTAGGGTAGAGGACTTCTAAATTCGATAAGTCATATTCGAGCAAGGTAGCGTTTTCTATATAGTCTTTATAATCTCTAAAAAATGTTCTCCTTGGGTCCCACCAACTGTCTTTATCTTTGCTTGTGCAATTTTCGCTTTCCCACTTGCGGAAGAATTTGCAGAATTTTCTTGGAGAACTGTATTCTAAAATTCTTAACATATCATTAACATCACAGTCGATCATTGAACGAATTGCAAAAAATTCTTTTAACTCTTCAATGTCAATTTTTCTGCCTGTTTGTTTATACGCTTTGTATAGTTTGAATTCGTATAATTTTGGGTTTAACTGTTTTAAAATTTTTAAATCGTCTTTAGTAATTCCGAAACTTTTTCTCAAAGACCCTTTTGCTAAATCAAATTCAGTACATCTGTATGTGTATGTAATGACATCTCGTGCAAGATTAATTAAGCCGTTGTCGATTATATTGTTAAGACTTGCAACTTGATTGACTGCGTTATACAAGTCTTCACAACCGACAGGATTGCATAACCTCGCTATCCTGCCGTAGTCGATATGCCACTTGTTAAATCCTTTTACACGCTTAAATATCTTATTGAGCGTGCCGGGGTAGAGTGGCAAACTTGAGTTTACACTTCTATAAAAATCCTTTCGCCAGTCACCGCCTTTGTAATCTTCGTCATATATGTATTGTTCCTGCGCTCGCATTTCTTGTCCGTCAAAGTCGCAAGTTGTTCTTGAAAGTTCTTGCATACTGATGACCGGCTTAATTCTGCCGTAACTGTAGTCATATTCGATTACAAATTTACGAGCACAAAATCTTGTTCCTTTGAACGGCTGCAGATACATTATTGTTTCTCTGTTACAAAAGCCGTTTGAATTCAAATATTTTCGATATGGTTTTGCAGTGCACTTTTTGTGACAGGCAGGGCAAGTGACTTTATCTCCGCTGCGTACTTTGTTAATAGTAACCTCGTTACCGCATACGGAACATCTTGCAGTAGTCTGCTTTTTGCGGTTGACATCATAAAACATATATCGGCTATATGCCATTACGGTATTATCAATCCATTTATGTACTGACTGCGGCAGTGGGCGAATTTCTGCTAATTCATAACTTATGCTGTCTTTAATTTTTTGATATTTAGCTTTGAGCCTTTTTTCTCTGACTGCCTTTTGCCACGCAATTATTTTTTCAATGCCTTTGCCTTTTGCATACGAGTTAGTGTTTAACAAATATTCATCAATGACCTTATCAGTATCAGCGTTGAACGGATAATAGAATTGATGGTAGTAATAATCAACCGGCAAACTGCTTTCACTGACTGTGCCGTCTGATTTAACGATAAACCATTTGTCATCACCTTGCTTGTTTTTCCCGATGAACAGTCTATAGAGAAACTCCGCCGCCGGGGCAGGCTTAAACATATCAACTATAAGAGTTTTTTCACCTGTTGACTCATCAATAAAGGCATCATAAACATAATTGTATTGGTGTGTCGTATAATTGCCATACTTGCCTTTATGCTGAAACTCAACTACCGCTTGCATAACCGGTACATCTTCTCGATTTTTATCAATTGGTAATGCTGTCAGCTTTTTCTTTTGCATTGTAATTCACCTCACAGCAAATCCATAAGGTTTATAAAGTTTTCGGTAGCTGGGGTAGTCGGAGCAGGGGAGGCATTATTCGTCCGCCACACTTCAGGCGGTAATTCCTCGGGTGTAGGAATTGCATAGAATTCGCAAATTGCGGTCATAACCTCGTAAGGATTTGCAAGCCTTTGCTTTATTACGCTTGCTACAAGTGCATTCAACTGCATTTCTTTGATTTTCAAATCCTGTAGCACAATTTCCGCGCTCTCCGGCTGTGCTGTGATGATGTCAATGAGCTGCTGCATAACATTCCACTCATTTGAGTATTTTTTATAGTTCTTGCCTTGGCTTTTTATGCAATCAACTGCATTTTCTAAAATATTCATACAAATTCACCTTTTCTCTTGATTTTTGTGTAGTGAAAAGATATAATAAATACGGTAAATATTTTTATATCTTTTCACTTTGCCGCCAGCTGTGCATTAGCTGGCGGCTTTGTCTTTTGCGCTTAAAATGTAATCGACTTTGGCTCTGCAAGCCTTGATGTTCTCGGCTGTGGGATTTTCAAGCAAATCCTTCATATCTTCGAGAATATAAGAAATTGTGTCGATAAAGTCGGGATTGTAGCCTGTGTTCTCATAGTCCTCGAGTTTATGTACCACACTCACGAGATTGTCGGGAATATCTTCAAGACTGAGTGCGTTATTGTTGACATCAACGATTCTGTACTGTTCGTTAAATCCGTTGTGTATTAATTTCTGCACTGTTATCACCCCCTTAATGTCCTCAAGCCTGTCCGCTGTCTTGATTTAAAGTTAATCTTTTCATCAGCTACATTCCTTGCTTATAAAATCTGTAGCACGATACAATGTCACGCAATCGCCGTCAAGGTCATCGTCGTAATACTGTACTATCTCATCACTCATTGCTTTAATAATCACAGCGTAGTAATCTTCTTCCCATTCTTTCGCCGCTTCAATTATTTCATCAAGCGTAAACTTGCCTTTAGCTTTTCGAAGTTTCAGACACCAGCGCCCCGAAGCATCGTATCCGCTTTCGATTGTTGTCCCTTTTTTCATCTGTTACACCCCCTTTTTATTTTTTCGCTGCGTATTTGCAGCACCTAATGAATTTTTTACAGTTGTCCGTCACGCGCTTAATGCCTGTCGCTCTATTGTTGAGCTTGTGCCTGTCAAGGCTTTCCTTAACTTCTGCGACATAATTCAAAATGTCTTCGAGCCTGTCCGCCGTAACCGTATCAAGCCCCTGCAAGGCTATAACTTCGCCGTCTTTAATGCAGATTTGTATATTTTCTTTATTCACTTTATCACCTCAATTCGTGTGGGATTATCAGCAGCTCATACGGTTCTACACCGAGTACATCCGCTGCTTTTACGATTTCTTCAAGCCGCAGGTTCTGCGGCTTTTGGTTTTTTCGAGCTGAACAGGTAGCAGGGTTAATGCCAAAGAGTTTGCTAACCTTTTCTCTGTTGTACCCTGCGCAGCACAGTTTCGCAAAAATAAGCTGCGCCACTCTTGACATATATGCTTGTTCCTGTTCAGCTTTGATTGTCTTTTTTAGCTTAGGCATATAATCACCTCTTTGTTATGCTGTTTTGATGTGTTCTTGAAAGTCAAACAGCCAGCTCAGATCGTATCTTTTAAAAAATATATTCTTGATCATTACTGCTTCAATAAGTGTAAATCCAACCTGATATACAGCCTTATTTGATGTTGTTTCCCCTTCCAGTTTTGCTGTAACTGTGTTAAAGTGCAAACCTAAAAGATTTGCAATGTCCGTCTTTGTAACGCCTTCGTCTTTCATTGCTTTAATTAAATTAGGATAAAGCATTCTTACACCTCCTATTACCTTTTAAGGTAGATTACAACATTATAATATACCTAATAAAGTAGATTGTCAATAGTTTTTTGAAAATTATTTACTGAAAAAGGTAGATTTTATATTGACATCTACAATATTTTGTAATATACTTGTAGTTGAAAAGAGGTGGTTATAATGACCGTCGAACAAAAATTGCAAAATTATATTTTAGAAAACTATAAAAGCATTATGCAGTTTGCAAAAGTTGCAGAGTTACCATATACTACTGTTAAAGGTATTTTTAGTCGGGGACTATGGGGTACATCAATACAAAATGTCATTAAAATTTGCAATACTTTATCTATAGATATAAATGCTCTTATTAATGGTGAAATAAAAAAAGATATACATATCCATGAACTAACTTCTCATGAAAAGAAACTCATTGTTGCTTATCGCAATCATCCTGAACATCAATATACTATTGACACTATTTTACATATAGATGAAGAAGAATTAGTACCAACGGTGAAAGCAGCACGCAGCAAAGACAACAGTCAGCCTATTGAAATAGTAAATATGCCTGACCTTAGCGAATTTACTCCTGACGATTCAGATTTATAACATTTGTAAAATAAAAAAATCCTCATAGGGTACAATACTCTATGAGGTGATTGGATTGAATTATGGATGTTACAAAAATGCTCGTAATGCTTCTTGGCATTGTTTGATTGATTACAAAATTAACAGTTTGCCTGTTAAGGTTAGTCGAATAGCTAAACAAGCTGACATTACTTTACTAAAAAATTCAGCGGTCAATCTGCTTAATAACAGCGAGAGTGGCGCAACGCTTATGCAGAACGATAAATTATATATCATTTACGCAGATGAACAATCTGCCCAACGTTGTAGATTTACGATTGCGCACGAACTTGGCCATATATTTTTAGGTCATTTGTTCAACAAAGACGGTGCCGGCTTTGCGACAACAGATGGTGCAGAACACTCGGCAAATGTATTCGCTCGTGACTTGCTCGCTCCTGCGTGCGTACTGCACGAATTGCAGGTTTTAACCGCTGCGGAAATATCTCGGTTATGTAATATAAGTCTTGAAGCTGCGACATATAGATCAGAGCGTATGCAAGAGCTTGAAAAAAGAAATGCTTTTTATAAGCACCCACTCGAGCAAAAAGTTATAAAACAATTTAATCAATTTATTAATAAAAATAAAAGTCAGTCGTAGCACCACCTGCGACTGACTAAAAAACCGCCAACTGTGGTATAAGCGGTCAAAATATAATTTTTGAAGAGGATTTAGAAATGAATAAAAAAGCTATTAAAGTAATTTCGTTTATTGCAGTAATATTTGGAACTGTGTATGGGGTCAAGTCTTTGTTATCACTCGACATAGGCGGACTTTTAGTTGGTGCTGTTATATTTTTGATTAGCCTGGTGATTTTTTCTTTTGCTTTAGCAACATCATCAACAAACGCAGAAGAAAAAATCCAAAAGAAAGGAAGTAATGAATTAAATAATGATACACCAAAAAAATATTTAAGCACGAAAAATTTGTCGCTTGTTAAGTCCGAAACAAGCTTAACAAATATAAGAGTTTTTAAACTCGCAGGAGTAACATTTGACAATCGCCAACACAATTTACAGTTAATTGAACAATGTCAAAATCATGGTGGGCAGATTAAAATTGCACTAAACAAATACATATATGACGGAGATTATGCTGTTGCTGTAACAGCAAATGGCTTAGAACTTGGAAATATAAAAGCCGAAAATCTTGATTTTGTACTCAATAATTTGTATCGTATTTGCGGTTATAAAAAACTATATATCAATAATTTTACTAATGAAAATGGGAGCATAGTTTGGTATGCAGAAATTAAACTTGTTTTAGTAAATAAGAAAGAGGCAAAAGAGTATGAAATGTAAAAAATGTGGTGCAGAAATCTCGGATAAATCTAAATTTTGCAATGAGTGTGGGGAAAAGGTGATTATCCCTGTTGAAGAAAAACCACTGTTTACGGACAACAAATCAGATGAGCCATTGCAAGTTAAAGAAAAACTTGAAAATAGATATAATTGGACCCCGACATTTATAACAATAGCCTCATTAATAAGTATTATTGCTATAATAACAACAATTTCAAATGCTGTTCAAAGCGATAACACAACATATGGAAGAGGCATTAAAAAACGCTCACGAGGCACTTGGACTTCACCTTTGGGGACTTGAGCAGGACGGCGAAGAAATTCCCGAACCTACACAAATTCAGAACATCACACTTGAAAAAAATCAAGTCCCAGCTGTTATTGAAGTGTTTATGCCTGCCTTTCGTGACAAGCTCAACAACCGCTTTGTAAAGAAAACTCTTTCTCTCCCGGCTTGGCTTGCAGATATGGCAGATAAGGATGGCGTAAACTGCTCTAAAGTATTTCAAAACGCTTTAATTGATTATCTTGGAGTTAAACAATAATATAAAAAACCGCCCTGCTCGACTGGTCCTCGAACAGAGCGGAAAATCACCTACACAGGGTGCAAGTGATGCAGTTAATTGCAATAATATTGTATCACAATCCCTTGTGTTTTGCAACTCTTAGCACAAGGAAATTTTTGCACCCTTTTTATAAAAAAAGGAGTGTTATTATTTATGGCAGAACCGAAAAAACTTCCGTCAGGTTCTTGGCGAGTGCGTGTTTTCGTCGGCAAAGGCAAAGATGGGAAGAAGATGTACAAATCAATTACAGCCCCGACAAAAAAAGAAGCGAAAAAAGAAGCCGATAGATTTGAATTGTCTTTGAATTTATCTAATATTGATTATAATGACTTAACACTTGGGCAGGCATACGATAGGTATATAGAAAGTAAATCCTCGGTACTGAGTCCATCAACAATAGTAGGTTACCGTCAATGCAGGCGCAATTACTTTTCTGAACTAATGCCTTTTAAGCTCACTAAACTTACAGCAGTTATGATTCAGAACTCTGTCAATTCTCTGTCTGCTTGTCATAGTCCCAAGACTGTCAGAAATGCCCACGGACTGCTGTCAGCTGTCCTTAAAACTTATTATCCCTCTTTAATTCTACATACTACACTACCGCAAAAAATTAAACCACAATATACGATACCAACTACGAAAGAAATAAATAAATTACTTGAACTTGCTAACGATAAAATCAAAGTGCCTATTATGCTTGCAAGTCAGGGTTCTCTTCGCCGCTCGGAGATATGCGCATTAACAATTAATGATTTCAACGATTTCGGTGTTAATATTAACAAAGCCGTAGTAGCAGATAGTGACGGAAAGTTTGTAGTTAAAACTACAAAAACAGAAGCCGGCACTCGCTTTGTTCCGCTGCCTCCTGAGCTGATAAAAGAATGTAAGGGTTGGAAGTATTTTGGAATTTCTCCTACAACGCTTTCAAGTGCGTTCAATCATCTTGTAGCAAAAGCAAATGTACCGCATTTTAGTTTTCACAAGCTCCGTCACTATTTCGCTTCTGAATGCCACGCTCGTGGTATTCCGGACCAATATATTGCCGAAATAGGTGGCTGGCAGACTGTTGATATGTTACATCAAATCTATCAACACACTCTAAGAGATAAGACAAGCAAAATGTCAGCTCGTGTTGTAGATATTTTCAGTGATAATTTTTCAGATGACACAAAAGATGACACGAAGAAAATAAATGCTTGATTTTATCGGCTTTTTGAGTGATTTTCTAATGGGTTCAAATCCCGTTATCAGCTCCAAGGAAAAGATATTATCCGAATTTGTGGGTAATATCTTTTTTGATTAAAGATGAAATTGTAAAACGGGATTTGAAAGCCCGTAAAGAAAACAGT